AGCGAGGAAGTGAGAGCCTTCCGCACATGGCAGGGGCGGCTGTGAACTTCCCGACCTACCAAGCCTTCCGTGTCAACCTGCAATGGCTGATCGAAGGCGATCAACTTGAGAACACGTTCAACCCGAACGTGCTCGACCTGATCATTGCGCTGGGCGAACAGCGGGTTTATTCGGACCTGCGCGCATCCACGATGATCGCGCCGTTGTCACTGACGACGACCGGCAACACCGCGACGCTTCCGGCTGACCTGCTGGAACTGCACGCGCTATACGACGATCCGAACGTACCGATTGAGATCGTGTCGGCGGATCGTCTGCAATCCATCGGCCCGGAAGCGGGTGGCCGCTCGTTGTATGCGTCGCAAACCGGCGACGTACTCACATTCTGGCCGTCAGCGCCGGCCACGGTTACGGGTTCGTATTACCAGCGCCCCGCAGACCTCAAGACCGCACTGAACACCACGTTTGCGCGTTATCCCGATGTATTCCTGTTTGCCGCATTGGTCGAAAGCGGGTCGGTGACGGGAGAAACCCAGCGCATTCCCGAGTGGGATGCCAAGTACAAGACTGCCGTGGGCAATGCGAACCGGTTGGAGCAGGAACGCGCCTACGGCGGCAGCCGAATCAGGATGCGTGCGCGATGACGTGGCGGCCTTTCGCGCTTGCTGGCGGGTGCTACGAGGACGACACGCTGCCGTGGTCATCGCAAGACACGGTGAACTGGATTCCCGTGATGGCGGAAGTGGAGGGCACGCGCACGCCGGTCATGTTGCGCGGCGTTCCTGGCCTAAGCCCAACCGCTGCCAACGGCGATGCATTCAGCGCCTTTGATAGCAGCGGCGCGCGGCGCAGTGGCATCGTATTTCGGGGTGCCTACAACGCCGACGGCGTGTTCCTGCTGGTGCAAGGCACGACATGCTATCGCTACAACGGCGACTGGAAAGCCCCGACCGTCGTGGGTACGGTTCCCGGCGTTGGCCGAGTGACCTTCGCCCACAACCAGATCACGGGCGGCAGCCAGATCGTAATCGCGAACGGCACGGCTGGCTACGTCTACAACACCGTTGACGGCACCTTCGCGCAGATCACCGACGAAGCGTTTCCGGGCGCGAAGTCGGTCGATTACATCGACAGCTACATCGTCGCGGCAGAACCTGGCGGTCGGTATTGGTTCACGTCCGACCTTGCCGACGCCACGAGCTACAACGCGCTGAACCGCTACGAGGCCGAATCGGCGCCGGACAAGATCGTCGGGCTGATCGTAAGTCACAACGAGGTGATCGTGTTCGGCGAGCGCACGATGGAGTTCTACTACGACTCCGGCGCCGATACGATCACGTTCCAGCGCCGCAGCGGCACGCAAACCGAAGTCGGCGCGGCCTCGCAACACGCCATCGCGAAGCTCGACAACACGGTTTACTGGCTCGGCAACGACGGCATCGTGTACATGCTGAACGGCTACACGCCGGTTCGCATCTCGAAACACCCAATCGAGCAGCAAATCGAGCGCGTGGATATTTCCAAGTGCTTCGCGTTGGTGTACGAGGATCGCGGTCACAAGATCGTGTATTTCACGTTCCCCGATGGTCTGACGTGGGGCTACGACGTTTCGACGCAGGTTTGGCATCGCCGCAAGTCCTACGGCCTGAAACGCTGGCGCGCGAACACGCTGACCAAGTGGGGAACCAAGTGGTATGCGGGCGACTACACCAACGGCTCGCTATGCACGGTTGACTGGGGCGTCAACACGGAGAACTTCGCGCCGCTGGTGGCCGAGCGCAGGGCGGCCGTAGTGCAAGCGGAAATGAACCGCTTCCGACTGAACGCGGTGGAATTGTCGGTGGATAGCCAGAAGAGCATCTCGGTTATCCCGAAAATGAGCGTGTCGGGCGACTTGCCGAACGGCATTATTGGCGACTCGGGCACGATGCAATATGTGATCAAGAACGCGCTTGGCGCGGTCACGATCAAGCTGGTTGGATCGTTGCCGCCAGGCGCTACGATGGATGCTGCGGGCCTTGTGACCTACGCCTACAGCACTGGCGGTCACTACGCGTGGACCGTTGTGGCGACGGATTCGACCGGTCGCGTTGCCTCGCTGGAAGATTCCGCCGACGTACGCCTGCAGCAGTGGTGGGCGACCGTTCCGGGTTCCAACACGCTGTATTACAGCGACGATCTCGCAACGTGGAACACCACCACGCGCACGCCGAACGTTTCGCCATCGGCCAAGATGGCGCCACTTTCGACTGGTATCGGCCGTGCGTTGATTTTCAGTGATACCAGCACGGGCGACGAAATCGTTGCCGATTTCACGGCGCCAGTTGCAACGACGCTTGGCGTAGCGGCATTCAACCCGGATGTTGCGCAGTATTACCCAGACATTGACGCGATCGTTGCGCTGGTTTACGGCGATGTGACCCTTGGCCGGGGGGCGGCCAACGTAAGGATTTCGACGGACGGCGGATTGACGTTCCAGTCCTATGCGCTACCCGGACCCGGCGCGGTAGGCATTACGCGGCTTGATAGCGGCCGCTGGTTAATTGTTGACGGTCCTAACGCAGGGTCATCTTTCATTCGTTACACCGACTCGCAGCTGCCTGTGGGCGGCTGGATTACTGGCCCGCCCCTAACATCTGGCGTCAATGCATATTCAGCTATTGCATCGAATGGGTCTAAGGCTGTCGTCTTGGACAATGGCGGCCGATCCTTCTCAACGACGGATGGCGCGGCATTTGCGCAGAGCACTACGCCAGTGTCGCATCAATCGACTCTTTACAACGGTTGCGCCGCGCACGGCGTTACTTACGTTTTTAGCACCGGCAATAATCCATCGGGCAACATTTTGCGCAGTCCGGACTCCGGCGCGACGTGGACCTTAGTTACGGCTCCGTGTTCAAGTGCGCCTAGGGTTATGCGTTACGGAAAGGGCGCGTTCGTGTTGAGCCTCACGGCCAACAAGCCCGTCATGAGCGTTGACGACGGCATGACGTGGACAACCATTGACGCGTTGCCGTTGGGCGCACAGGTGGGCTTGGTGGAGTGGGTGCCGTGAGCAATGACACCATCGAATTGCGCACCTCGAAAGATGGCGCGCACAACTGGGGCTATTGGCGCCAGCACGACATGGGCGCGCAGGGCAAGTTCAACGACCGCCCCGTGTTCCGTAGGCTCGGATTTGGACGCCGGATCGTGCTGCACGTTCGCGCATCGGGTGATCGTGGCCGCGACATCGTGGCGTGTTCGATTGATACGGAGTCGTTTTGAAGTCGATTGAGCCGCTTCCGTGGCGTTTCGATGTCGGACCGCTCCGGGATCAACTGGCACGCAACCCCGATGTCTGGAACCGGCACCGGGAGCGCACGGAAGCCTACGCCACGCCACACAAGGCAGTTTCGGACATTTGGGTGCGCTACGGCGATACGCCGGATGCATGCGCACGACCGCACGAAAGCCACTGGTATCCGTGCGTGACGCAGATTCCGGCCGCGTGGTCGTTGGCGCGACGCATGTACCGGCTTGTCGGCGGCAAGCGGCTTGGCGGTGTGCTGATCACCAGGATTCCGGCTGGCGGCGAAGTGAAGCCGCACATTGATCACGGCTGGCACGCGGCGTTCTACGAAAAGTTTGCCGTGCAGATCGCCGGCAACAAGGAGCAGGCGTTTCAGTTCGAGGGCGAAAGCCTGTCGGCTGAAACGGGCGAGTCCTACACATTCCGAAACGACCGTCTGCATTGGGTCACGAACCCAAGCGCAGAGGATCGCATGACACTTATTTGTTGCATCAAGCGATGAACGACACGAAGCCAATGGACGCCGGAGAAATCGCGGCGTTCGATATCTATTTCGCGTCGATTCGATCCATGCAATTCCACCCCGGAGCCGGTACGCGCGAACACGTGCGGCTAACCGCCAGAGAGTGCGCGGATGACGCGCTCGAAATGCTCGCGATTCGTCGCGAAGTCCTGAACCGAGAGGGTTAACCTATGCCGTGGGCCGTTGCTGCCGCCGCCGTCGCAGCGGGTGGCGCGATTTACAGCGCCAACAAACAATCTAGCGCGTCCAAGAATGCCGCTAACGCGCAGGCGCAAGCAAACCAGCTTTCGATTGACGAGCAAAAG